TTGTCTTCACACCACTTTAAAATATAGGGGTATAGACCAACATAGATTTGACCTGTTTGATATGAGAATAATCTAATCTTTCCGTCCCACACTCTGTTTCTAAATTGTGGCATAAACTTAAAACCAGGTACTTCAAATGTAAAAAATCCACCTAGTTCTCTTCTTATATCATCATCAGCTTCAATCTTTAAATAGACATCATCTTTCTTGTCTATAATTATGTATCTTGTTAAACTCATACAAATTGTTTCCCTACTACCCAGCCAACTAATGTCTTTCTAACACCACTTAACACAGGATTAACTTTGTGCCAAACGAAAGAAGGAAATATAATCATTGAACCTTTTTTTAACTCAAATTTTTTATAGATATGTTTTTCAGGTTTAGGATTAGGTTTACATAACTCAAAGTCACCACCTGTATAATCGTCTGATAAACATAATGTAAAACTTAATTTTCTAATTAGACCATCATCATATGGTTTAGCATGACTATCTATATGCCAATCATAGTGGTCATCTTTTTCATATATTGAATATTGAAATGGCTCAAAGCCATGAAGTTGAAAGTTCCAACCTGCTGTTTTGTTTGCTCTTGATATAATATCATTTAAAGGAGTTGTGCCTGCTTGTTCTTCATAAGAAAAAGGAGAAACAGATATTTCATCTTCTTTAATCCAAGAAACTTTTGTCTTTCTGGTTTTTTCTGATTTGTCACCATCAAACACTTCAGCATTTGATATCTGTTTTTCTTCACCTAATTTTATAATACTATTTAAAATATTATCTGAAAAGGTGTGTTCTTCTATGTGACAGGTATTTTCTAAATACATTACACAGCACCACTAGTAAACTTACGCCAATCAATTGCATTTTTAATTGTAAAAGTTCTATTAGTGATTTGTCTAATTGTTCTATCTAAAAAATCAATACAAGCATTTAAGTAATCTACTTTTTGTTTTGCCTTTATATACTCTTCATTTGATTGTATATATTGGTCAACATCTTGTCTTAATAGTTTAAAGTTAAAAGGTTTCTCTGCATATACAGAAGCGTCAGCTTTACCTGTATAATATTCCCAAAGTTTTCTTTTAGTATTATATAAATCACCCTCTGCACGACTCAACATAAGCTTAAACTTTGTTAAGTGTTTTAAATATTTGTTGTGTAATTGTGGAGTTTTAAGAGATTCTAAATCTAGTTCAGTATCATTAATCTTCAAATCACCATCAGCTTGTTCTTGTAGTTTTTCTAAATCCATAATAAACATATCCTATCATAATATTATATAAATGTAAAGCCTTATGTAACAGTTTCAGTTGTATTTGACGACCCTTTCACAGCAAATTCATATAGTTTATACTTGAAAGAAACTGTTGCTGTTAAGTAGTTAACATCATCAGCTTGTTGGTCAAACTGCAATGCCGATAAAGAAGAAGGAAATACATCATTAAATCTAACTTCTATATTTGCATTATTTTTACTAGACAATACACTTAAAGTTGCGTCTGAAAATAAAGGTCCTAATGGTGTTGCACCGTATTTTACCTTACCAGCGTCTGTAGCTTTACTCTCTTTACCTTGTGTAGGAAATCTATCTGCATTTGCTTTTATCAAACTTCCAAATTGTGTTCTTGATTTTGGAAATCCTATACCATACATCCAGCCGTGTATCTCTCTATAGTTCTCTAGGTTTTCATCTACTAAAAATGTAATCTCTAAATCACCAAAGGTCAAGGTATCACCTGGAAGTGGTATGTCCGCCAACGGAGTTGGTTGGACCGTAGCAGTTAGACTAATACCTGGTATATTACAAGCAGTTGTAAAATACTCTACTTTAGGCAGTTTTGAGAGTTGAAATTTAAACTGCGTTGCCGAAGCATAGTCAAACTTTGTGGGTTGTCTATTGTATGATGTTATTACTGTCATACTTATATTTATCCATCCTGGAGGAAGGCCAAAAAAAAGGGCGGATAAACCGCCCTTTTTCGTATTCTGTAGAAAACTCTACAAGATATTACATTAAGTTTGAAACTTTAACTCTTTGGTAGTATCTGTTTGAGTTAGCAGAACCAGCGTCATTTACTGCTGAAGCAGCACCTGAAATCGCACCAGTTTCAGCAAAAGGATTAGCAACTAAGCCATATCTTGTTTTGAAACCGATTTTTGGTTGGAAAGTATCTTGACCAACTGCTCTAACCATTTGTAGAGGCACATATGGACAATAGAACATACCAGCGTCATAAGGTGAAGTACCTTTATAACCTACTACATAGTATTGACTAGCGCTTGAATTTGCACTATATGGGTCAATGTATACCTTGAATCTGCCGTTAAGAACACCAGCAAAAGTATTGCCTGTGTCATCAACATTCAAGTTATTGTTTAATGCAGGTGTGTAATCTAAAACACCAGCCATTTGTAGAGCAGAAGCGACATCAGCAGAACAAATTATCATGTTCCCTTTACCTCTTCTTGTTCTTTGAGCGATTCTGTTTGCGTCTCTTTCCAATTGGAACATAAGACCTTTGAATCTCTCAACTGACCATCTACCGTTTGAGTCTGTATCTAAATCAAAGATACCAGCAGTAGTTGTGTTTGTAGCAGCACCTTTTTCTGCATTTGTGTAAACTGTTCTAACTACTTCTCTGTTGATTTCAGCTAAGATTTCAGCAGATAGGATGTTAGCAAGTTCAGTTTCAGCGTCTAAACCATGGATTGCTTTTAAGTCTTGAGCAAGTTCCATTGTGTATTCTGCTTTAAGAGCTCTTGATTTAGCAGTTACAGTTGACTTCTCAATTGAGAATGCCATTTCAGCAAATGCGTTTCCAGAGTCATCACCTAATGCTTCAGCAGCAGCTGTAGTCATTGCTGAACCAGTTGTATATGTTCCAGCAGGTGAGTCGTTTAATACACTCGGGTTAGTTCCTGAATTCGCTGTAGATGAATAACCATCAACAGATGAACCAGCAGCGTTTCTTCCTGAAAAGTCAGTATCAGCTTCGTCAAACATTGCTTCTGCACCTGTTTGATTAGTGTATCTGCTTCTCATTGCAAAGATTAGTCCAGTTGGACCAGTCATTGGTTGAACACCAGCAATATCGTAAGCGATAAGGTTAGGCATTGCTCTTCTTACTAATGAAATTAGGATTGGATCCCAATTTGCAATAGATGAACCAGTTGCGTTTGTAGGCGCAGCTTCGCTCAAGAAGGCTTGGTCTTCCTTAGCAGCTCTTTCTTGGTTTTCCAAGATAACTGATGTAACGGCTCGTCTGTAAGAATCCTTAATTTCTGGTAAATCAGGATGTTCTAACACAGGCTGCCATTTTTTTTCGTGAGTTTCGGATAAGTACATTTTATTTTCTCCCTTTTTCCGTGTTACCTAAGATATTTTAATATCTTTAGTTTTGCTTATAGCGGCAGTGTAAGCAGCCATAGCTTTTGACAAGTCTTCGTTAGAAGCCCCATCAACAGCCGCCACATCATGTAATTCGTCTTTCACTTCTTCTTTCTTAGCACCAAAGTATGATTCTTTAATAGTTTCACATTTTGATTTGAAAGTGTCAGCGTTAGACCATTCAATTTCTTCAGCAAGTTTAGCAAATTTTTCTTTTGCTGTATCAGCCAAGTCACTTGCAACTTCAGACATGATTTCGTTTCTTGTCTTCTCTGCATTGTCCTTGTTTAATTCAACATTTTTCTCTATTTGCTCATTGAGTTTCTTTTCTAAAGATTCAATTTTTGACGCTTGGTCTTCAAGCACATTGTATCTTTCATCTGGAACATCAATATAGTGTTCAGCGAAAAGTTTTTTAAGACCTGTAATAAAGTCTTCAGCGATTTCACCTTTAATGCCTCTTTCAAGAGCGATTTCGTTTTCTTTCATCCACTCTTCAACGACATAAGATAAGTAGCTGTCAACTTTTTCAGTTAACTCTTCTTTATGCTTACTAACATCTTGCTCGTAGTTTGTTTTAATATCTGCTTCCATTGTTTCAGCAATCTCTTTAACTTTAGAGTTTACTGCTGATTCAAATACAGTTGCAGCTTTTGTTTTAAATTCTTCGGATAAGTCATCTTGTCCAGCTGTTAATGCGTCCATATGCTCATCAACTTCTTCTTTTTTCATTTTATAAGAAGCCGTTTTCATCATCTCTTTTTTGTCTGATTTTTCGTCAGATTTTTCAGATGTTTCTTCGTCTTTCTTATTATGTTTTTTAAGAGCGTCTAAAGCAGCTTTTGGCATTTCGCCTTCCTTGATTTCTTCCGAACCTTCTTCAGCTTCTGTACTTTCTAGTTTAGTATTGTGACCACTTAATTTTGGCATAGGGTCAGCACTACCTTGCGATTTTTGTTGAGCATCGCCAGAAACTTGTTTTACTTTTTTAGTTGCGTCAGGATTACTGTCTGTTGGTTTAACAACAGCTGCGCCTAAATCCTCTGCATCATTTTTCAGATGGTTCGGTTCAGCCGCTACAGCATTTTTCTTAGGAGCATCCGCTTGAGGGTTTGCACTCGCCTCAGCTACTGCTTCTTGCTCTAACGCCGCTAATTTGTTTTCTGTATCGGCCATTTGAGAAATCTCCTTTTTTAAAAATTACTAGTAATTTTCTCTTATTAATAGATATTTATAAGATTAAAGTTTTTCAAGAAAGGACTTAAAGACATTTGCTTTAGCTTCTGCTAATTTAAGTCTTTTTGCCTCTTTGATATGTACTTTATACTCTTCAATATCCTGTGCTTTTATAACACCATTATCCCATACCCACTCTCTATTTTCCATAATACCTTCAACGAAAGCGTCTGGAGCTGAGGGGTCTGCAACAATGTCGGCAGCAGTAGCCAAGTAGAAATCTTTTCCTACATAGTTAGCACCGCCTTTTTGAACCAAGGATCCCATACCTCTTGAAGATACTCCTAATTGAGCGCCTTCATCAATAAGACCTTTTACAATCTTACCGTAAGGTGTGTCCATGATTTTTGCTTCACCAATAAAATTTTTGCCTTCTGGTTTTAGAGCAGTAATCATATGTGATACTCTCTCTAAATTTACTGTAGGACCATCTGGATGACCTAGTTCACCGAATGCTCTCTTTTTATCAATGAATTCTTTTGAGTATCTATCTACCTCTTTTGATAAGATATCACTTTCATATATTCTTCCATTTCTATTTTTGATATCTGATTGTAGAAAGACACCACGAATTTTGTAGTTCTTTTTACCGTTGGTTTCTTCAACCAAGTATTCTGCGTTTTGAATTTCTTCCGATATTAACTTCATTTTTTTTCTCTCTCGTACAAACTATTTATATGTTTTTGTTACCTAAACTCAATAATAATTGTATAATTGTCACCCAAAGCAAAGTTTTTAGTAGATAATAGTACATCACCAGTTGGTGTAACTGCATTATTTGGTACTTCATTACCAGCTGTTCTTAAATCAAAATAACCATTACCACTTAATAACATAGCAGTTGCGTTGGTTTCTCCGTCCCATATCAACTCAACTCCTGATTTGTTATTCGCCGTGTTAACTGAATACCATATCTTGGCAATTTTTCTATTACCGTCCTCTGTCATAAATGTGACTTCGGAAGCGTCTATCTTTTTTACTTGTGTCTCACCAGTACCATCTGAAAAGTTTGTCAACTTTGAGACAAATTTAACACCAGAGGTATCAGCGATAGTTTGTGATGTTACTAAATCAGCCATTGCTAAATCCTATTTCTTTATGACATTCCAACATAAGACTAAACTTA